CTTCTTTATAGTATAGTTCTCGCAATACTAATAGATTTTTATCAATATCTTTTTCTAATAAATCGGGATCGTTTTTATCTAATTTCTTAGTTGGTATAGCCCACCCACCAGTTAGAACTGGTTGGGCACCTTCTTGCCATCCACTTACTCGTTTCCAATAAGTAGGCTGGTATTGGAATTCTAACCAGCCTTGCTTATCGTCTCGTAAATGATATGTGTAAGTTGAAAAATCGTAATAAATACTTTGATACATAACCTTAATATAATAATAAAATTGATAGGAGCCAAATTTTAGGTATAAAGTGGATATGTTACTTCTCCTTTTTCTACAGCAACATAATCCATTTCAACATATCCATCTACAACATAATATAGATCTACTAGCTCAGTGCGAGTTTTTCTACCTATAAATGGAGCACTAACTGCTGGCTTAACCCAATCCCATCTATATAATAAATCTTTGTATGGGTTTTTAAAAGTTGGGTTAGCGAATACTATTCCTGGATCATCATTAAATAATGATTTTTGATTAGATCCAGATGTTATTAAATTATAATATGGATTTTTAGTGTTAAGAGGAGCATTAATAATACCCGGATTGTTATTAGGTATTGATTTTTTATTAGGATTTAATTTTATTAAATCATTATATTTGCTCCCAAATGTTTTAGCCATTTTATGTTATCGCTAATGTGAACACCCCAGTTCCTCTTAACACATAATTTGTCCCAGTAATAGCTACTGATGGAGTGAATGTAATAACTGTAGTTCCGGGTTGTATAACAGCAGATGCTACAAATGGAGTTTGGATAAACCCAGCAGAAGTAGGCGCTGACCATGTTCCATTGGCACAAGCTTGGGGGACATTAGTAAATGTGCCATTATTATTTCGTATTGTTTCTAATGTAAAATAAGATGAACCACCGGTATTAGTAAATGTAAATGTTTTTGCTCCAGATAAATTTTCTCCTATTACCCCCGCCCCATATAATTGTGCTGCTGTGTATGATGCCATTATTAGTGTTTATGATAAATATGTTTACTTATCAAAAAACTGCTTTAGATTAGGACGAAAGTAATTTATATTCTTCATTACTTTACGATCCCTAGTTCTATAAACAATCCAATAGTCACCTACTTTTTCATAATGACATAGTTCACCTTGTTCTTCAGAACGTACTTTAACTGTTTCTTTAGCTTCTGCTTCGTCCTTACAAGCTTTACTCATATTACTTGCTTGTACTTCGGCGTACGCGGGGAGTACTTTTTCTTTTAACCCGTGCAGCATTGCTCCGTTTCCTAGCGACACATATGTAATATCGCACAAGGCGTCTAAGACCTCTACTATGTTTCCTGTTTCGCATGCGTGTTTATATTCTTCTAGTTCTTCTAATATAAAATTGTAAACAAATTCCCATTCTTTACGATCTGGGATTGTTGGTTCATAATTGTTTGGTTTACCCATTGTAGCGTTAAATGTTTCTACTTCGCTAACAAATGGTACATAATTTTCTTTAGTTACAATATCTACTGTATTTTTAACCCAGTCAATGTTCACTTCAGATACACCTAAGTTTTTTAACTCAGTTTCTAATTCGTGTTTAATTTTATCTGCTTTAGATTGATACATGACCATTATTAATTTTAAGTGAATCAAAAAATTCTTTACGCGCTAAGTTATCGTTTTCCATAAACACACCTGATGCTTTAGTAGTAACCATTGCCGCACCCTGGTGTTTAATGCCTCTACAACTTACACAATTGTGAGTAGCGACTACAGTTACAATAACACCTAAATTACCTTCACAAACTTTATTTACTGCTTGATGAATAGCTGCTGTTAGCTGTTCTTGTATGGCACCTCTACGACCAAAATGCTCTACGATACGATTTAGTTTAGATAAACCAATTACTCGACCTTTTGCACCTGCAATGTAACCAATATGAACTACACCTCTAATTGTTTGATGATGATGTGAACACATTGAAGTTAAATTGATATTACGTTCAATAATTACTCCATCATAACCATCTGATGGGAATGAAGTAATATCAGTAAATCCATTATAACGACCCGCCCATAAATCATTAACATATGCTTTAGCTACACGACGAGGTGTATCAGCAGAATTAGGATCATTTTGCCAGTCACATTTTAATGCTGTTAAGAAATTACCAAAATGTTCAGTAGCTTCTTCTATCATTTGTTGCTTTTCCTCATCTGTTAATGGACGATTTAAAGCAGAACCGTTTGCGAGACCATTTTGGACGCATTCGATATCATTGTGAAATTTTTTTCTATTATTTTCCATATAACCTAATATAATAAATTATTCTTAAACTGCCAAAATATATGGCAAACTTCTTTTTTGGTAATGTTCATCATCCATTCCAAACCCAACTACCCACTCATCAGTAATTTCAAATCCGTAAATTGAACCTGGTGATAAATTTACTTCATTAATTGCTCTTTTGATTAAGGTAACTATTTGGACTGATGCAGCACCTTCATAAATAAAATGTTTTCTTAAAGAATCCATTGTCACTCCAGTGTCATAGATGTCATCTATAATATAAACATGGTGATTTTCTATATCAATTGATTCTCGAAGTTTGACTTCTAATTTACCTCGTTCTTGACCTTCATATGATTTTACTTTAATAAAATCACATTTTGGATCAATTGAAGATAGTTTTTCAACTAATTTACTATAAAACATAAAACCACCATTTAACACACATATTAATACTATAGGTGTCTTTTCTGATTTATGACGGTTAAGAATTTGTGTTGCGATTTCTTCTATTCGCTGTTCAATTTGTGCTCGTTCAAATAACACTCTCATATAGTTCTTTTATTGGATGTAACCCTGGGAAATTCTTTTGTTGGCCTTTATAAGACATAATCACATGTGGATAGAAATCTACTGCAAATTCGTCTTCTAACTCAGTTGCTTCATTAAGCTTAACTAATTTGAATTTTAGTTTTTTAGCTATTTCTTCAACCATAGGCATGGCGACTTTGCAGCCACCACACCAATCGGCGTAAAAGAGTACTATAGTATTCTCTTTTTGTAATGTTTCGGTTAATAGTTGTTTATTCATTATACTTCTCGTTTTGTATCAAATGCTATTATATGTTCTCTACCTGTGAAATTATAACCATTATCTCTACAAAAATCCATAACCATTGGATATACTCTAATCAACTCATCTCTTGTATCACCAGGAGGCATTAACCATGTTTTACGTTTTGGAATATCCATTTCAACCCTAAATGTTTCAATCTCTTCCCATGCTTCAGGCATTTCGATAGGATTGCATACAGGTTTGTAATGATAGTCTCCATGGTACTCAATCATCTTTTTAATAGCATCTTTGTTAAGACGATATTTGTTATGTTGATCCACCATTTTTTGATCTGCTTTTTTACCTTGTGGTGTATCAGTCCCAATTGCAGGTACACTATTACTAAACTTAGGAGACAAAGATACCAAACCGATTGGAAAATCAGTTTCAATGAAATGGCTACCTTCTGTTTCAATTGTAATAAATAAACCACGTTTTTCAGCTAAATGAGTTAATTCATTTACTAGTTTAGGCCACATAGTAGGGCTACCACCAGTAACCATCATTTCTCTAATATGTGGGTTATTGTCATACATAGTAATAACATCGTTAAAACTATATCTAGCTTTTTCGGGGTGAATAGAAGTATAAAATGAATCACACCAACCTCCCTCTCCAAACCAACAACGATGTGTACATCCAGTAGTTCTTACAACTATCGTAGGCATACCTGCTCTACTACCCTCGGATTGCACTGCGGTATAAAGCTCAATTATAGCAGAAGTCTTAGACTTTTCTTCTTCTGTCATTCTTTCTATTTTACTCATATTTTTAGTTTTAAATATTCTCCATAACTTGCTGAGTTTCTTTCGTGTTCGTATACTTCTACTTTAGTAGCTTTAACTCTACCTTCTGTTTCTGTTTTTAAGAAGTCATTTATTACATAATATAAATGTTCTGCAAATTTCTCACAACCTACATTAGGTAAAATTCTCAATTGAATTATGCCATCTTCATCCATTTGTTTAAATTGCTCTAAATATGGATCATCGATTGCAACAATTGTAGTATGATCTAATAAAAATGCAAAATAATCTTTTGGAGACATACCTTGTATTTTAGTTTTTGCTCGTTTCATACCTCCAAAATCAAATACCCAGTTACGGTGATCTAAGTCACCTTCAAACCATACTCTAAACGATACTGCGTATCCATGAAGAAATTTGCAATGAGTGTCTTCTGCTTTCCATTGTCTGAAGCATGCTGAATACCCGTCAAATAATTTAGTTGATGTATATCTTGTTTTAGTTTCCATAATTTAGCCAGTCTATAATTTGATTAAATGATTTAACTCCACTAAAGCGTCTTAATTCCTGTCCATTTTCTACTAATATAACTGTTGGTACGCTTTTAACATTTGCCGCGGTTACAATAGCAGGATCAATATAATCAATATTTTGTTTACGAACAGGAATTTGTCTAGCGACTTCATCCATAATCGGACCTAATGTTTGGCATGGGTTGCACCAACCCGCAGTATAATAAAATAATTCCTTAGCCATTAGTTTCTTTGATTTGTTGTTGTTTTTCCATTTGTTCTTTTAACATAGCCATAAACTTACGTTCCATAACTAATTTGTTTTTAGCGATTGTAGCATTACGCTTAGCCATTCGCTTGTTGTGAGCTTTTTTACCTCCACGTTTTCTTGATTCTGGCATATTCTTATTTATTATGATTATTTAAAATTGTTTCTACATGTTTAACTACTGTTTCCCAACTTACAGGACCACTTTCATCTTCATATTGGACTGGGTCTGGTTTTCCAAGTTTCATAAATGCTTCAACTCGTTCTACAGATGATGCTGATTTATAATCACTATTTCCACTTGGAAATGGTTTATATGATGTATTAGTACGTTTATATACTTTATTGAAGTCTAATCCTAAACATTCAATACAAGAATTACCATCTTCTAAAATACCAAACTTATCAGTACCAAGATAAGGTGTATAGTATGTTACTAAATGTCCGTTTTCGTTTCCTTCTAAAAATGCTTCGTAGTCTGTGTCTCTAAATTCTTGTCGGCAATCTTTATAAATTTGATGATCACCAGCATGTATCCCCATTGCAATAACACATTCAGTATCATTTTTTTCCGCAATAGATAATGCAACCGCCTGGATAATAGAACTAAAAATCTTGTTTCGGTTAGGGACTACAGTTTTAGCCATGTTAGAGTGTTCATAATGTCCTTCAGGTACTTCTTCACCTCCAGTAACTAAAGCTGAATTTAGTAATTCAGATAATCCATCTAGTTTAATAACTTGATGTGTGACTTTAGGATATGGTATATAAACATTTTCTTCACAAAATGAATTAATATACTTAACTAAATCTTTAGCACGCTCTAATTCTACATTATGTTTTTGCCCATAGTCGAAAGAAAGAGCGCAAACCTCATAATCATTAGCTAATAAATGTAATAATAATGTACTTGAATCCATTCCACCTGACAGACTAAGCACTGCTTGTTTTTTGTTTGTATTCATAACTTTAATATAATGTATCTTTTTTTCTTTTCCAAATATAATTTAAGTAAGGTTTATTTCTTTTTATAGCACCCTGTACCCCTTTGTATCCTGCTTTATATAATTCACCAAATGAAATCCATTCCTTAATAAAATTACTTTCTAAATCTAATTGAATTATACCTTGTCCTTTCGATTTACTAATATTATTATTTCTTTCTTGTGTGTAAATTTTATGTTTCCAAGAAGAAGTATCTCTATCTGTAAGTTTTTCTTTTATTTTTTGTTTTGTTTCTTCAGTTTTAGGAGATTTACATTTCCATGTTTTTCCCTTAGTACCACCACCAGTCATATTAGAAGTATCTTTAACCTTCCATGTTTTTCCTTTAGTAGTACTTTTACCCTTCATTCTTTTAGATTGATTTTCTTTCCAATCTTTAGTTTGAGAAGTAGGTCCAAATGGTTTGTTTGTTTTATTATAATATAAAGGATTGTTAGCAGCGTCTACATGGTTTAACCAATATTCTTCTCTTTCATTTAATTTAGAGATATCATTTACATATTCTAGAATTTCAGTTTCATATTCCTTATATTTTGAAAGATCAATTTTATAGTCTTTTCCACTTCCTTTATAGTACTT